CACCCTTTAAGTATAGCCTTGCCAGATGATAAGACAGCGCAAACCAAGAATAGATTTAATTGGGTTTAGCAATAACTACGTTGTTGTTGAATCTGTTGGTGCGCCTAATAAATGGTTTGGAAGGTGTAGGTCTTGTAATGAATTGCATGAACAGTCTGGCAGAGAAATACAAAGAAACCAAGCGCCAATGTCGTGTTTAAATTACAAGCCCCACAACAAATTGTTTGAAGATAAGCGGGATGGAATAGTCCGTAGGCAATATGGAATTACTCTTGCCGAGTATGAACAAATGCTTCGTGATCAAAATAACAAATGCGCTATATGTAAAAATGAAGATGAGGTTGAGGGCCGTAGACTTGCAATAGACCATTGTCATGAAAGCGGGAATGTTCGTGGGTTGCTGTGCGGAAAATGCAATCGTGGTCTTGGGCTGTTTTATGACAATAAAGAACTTCTTGACAATGCAATATCTTATTTAACAAAGTACAGTTTAGCTCGATAGGAGTAACAAATGTTTCAACTCAATGGCAATCCAATCTCAATAGATTCTGAACAAATCATTAACGGCATCCGCTACCCACATCTGCGTGACCCTGCCCTGCGTGAGCAACTAGGCATCGTAGAGGTGGCAGACCCGGAACAGTATGACCAGCGGTTTTACTGGGGCGTAGGCAATCCTAAACTTCTAAACGACCGTGAAGAAGTAGACGAAGACGGCAACCCCATGTACGTCAAAGTCTTGGGTGAGGTCAACGGAGAACCTGCGATGGTTGACTCCACAGAACGTCTCGTTACCAAGGGTCTTAAGAGCCAATGGACTGCACAGGTTAAGCAGACGGCAGGTAAGTTACTAGCCCAGACTGACTGGATGGTAGTTCGTAAGGCAGAACGTAACATTGATGTGCCTACCGCCGTAGCTGCCAAGAGAGCCGCAATCGTGGCTGAGTGCGATAGACTCGAAGCAGCCATTGCAGGATGTGCAGATGTAGAAGCATTGATTACTGTTCTAGGCTCACAAAACTGGGGTGAATAATGTCCACAGCAGACCAAGTCAAAGGCCAACTTGATACCCATGAGGCAGTCTGCGCCGAACGCTATGCAGGCATCAACGCTAGGCTTAAGAGACTAGAACAGATCCTGTTAGGAACTACTGGCTTTATCGTGGTTCTGCTACTCAGTTTAGTCCTTAAAATAGGTTAATATGAGACCAGTATCTGTTGGTGTTAATTTAACACCTAATACTAAGACCACTATATTTACTATGCCAACAAGGCAAATTGGTAGATGGACACTGCTGTATGCCTTAAATGGCACATCATCAGCAAAGAACTTTAACTGCTGGTGGTACGATAAAAGTAACAATACAGAAATTTATATTACACACAACTACCCTATCACTGGTACTAACTTTCTCCGGATTGATGGCGAGGCCTATGTAGTCTTAGAAGAAGGCGATGAGATTAGGGCACAGATTGAAACCGGTGCAACTAATGCATCTTGTATAGTAACAGTAGAATTAACTACGCAGCTAGCAGATATCAAACATAACTAGGAGACTTAAATGCCGCTAAAGAAAGGTTATTCACAAAAGACTGTATCTGAGAACATCCGTAAAGAGATGAAGTCTGGTAAGCCACAGAAGCAGGCTATAGCGATTGCCTTGTCAAGTGCTCGTAAGTCAAAGCCAACAATGCGTAAAGCAGGGAGAGGACGATGAAACCTGGCCTCTATGCCAATATCAATGCCAAGCGTAAGCGTATCAAGGAAGGCAGCGGTGAGAAGATGCGTAAGGTTGGCTCCAAAGGTGCTCCTACGGCTAAAGCCTTTAAAGAGTCTGCAAAGACAGCAAAGAAGAAATAATGGTAAAGAAAGTATATCAGAACCCTGAAGGCGGCTTAAATGCTAAAGGCAGGGCTTACTTTAAGAACAAAGAAGGCGCTAACCTGAAGCCTCCGGTATCCGCTAAAGAGGCCTCTAAGTCGCCTAAGAAGGCTGCTCGTAGGAAATCTTTCTGTGCCCGTATGAGTGGTGTACCGGGTCCTATGAAGGATTCTAAGGGCAGGCCAACAAGGAAGGCACTAGCACTAAGAAAGTGGGATTGCTAAATGGCTACTTCGTATTTAACTCTTGTTAACAGTGTAAAGACACGACTGCGTGAGCAGACTGTCTCGACTGTAGCACAGAATGACTATTCTTTGTTGATAGGTAGTCTTGTCAATGATGCCAAGCGTGAGGTAGAAGATGCTTGGAACTGGGAAGCACTGCGTACAACTAAGACTGTGACAACCGCAGCTGGCACTTATAACTATGCTGTCACTGGCGCTGGTGATCGTGGTCGCCTGCTACAAATCTTTGATAGCACTAACAGAGCCTACCTAGAACAGCGTAACAAAGGCTTCTTTACACAGAATATAGATTTTATTGCTAACCCAGCACAGGGTTTCCCAGCCTATTATCAGTTTAATGGCCTCTCTTCTGGTGGTGACATCAAGATTGATCTGTTTCCTATACCTAATGGTGCCTATACCATCAAGTTAGTTATGGCTGTTCCAGAGGCAGCACTGTCAGCAGACACTGATTCAACAGCCCTGCCTAGCAGGCCAATTGAGTTGCTTGCCTGGGCTAAGGCCATTGAAGAGCGTGGAGAAGACGGCGGTGTTAATGTCAGCAGTCAGTACGCTGTGGCAAAGCAGGCACTTCTAGACTCTATCGCTTTAGAGGCTGCTCGTCATCCTGATGAAACTATCTGGTATTCGGTATAATGCCCAATAAACCACTACAATCTGTTTCTCTGACCTCTCCAGGCTTTTATGGCCTGAACACTCAAGATTCCAGTATTAATCTTAATCCTGCGTTTGCCCTTGAGGCTTACAATGGCATTATAGATCAATCTGGGCGTATTGGTGCTAGGAAGGGTTGGACCTACATTACCACCTCTGGGGGCACTAGCAGTTCACCAGAGGCCTTGTTTGAGTTTGATAATGGCGACGGTACCTATACCTTCATCAGTGGCGGTAACAACAAGATTTATACTGGCTCTACAACGCTGGCTCAGGCGGCTGTGCGTAACAGCACCAACACTGCTGACCTAACCTATACCATAACAGACAATAACTGGCAGATTGTACAGGCTCAGTACAGTAGTGGACTAACGCTGTCCCCACACGGTTATCTTGTACAGGCAAGTCATCCTCCGCTGGTGTACCATAAGTTAGGCTCTACCGCCCACGCCCATACTGGCTCCTTTGGGTTCCAGCGCATAGCAGACATCGGTTCAGTTCCTTCAGGCTATAGTGCCTCGACATTCATGCCTAACTGTGCCTTAGCTGCCTATGGTAGGCTCTGGGTTGCTGACATTGGTGCTGATAACCTTACTGTGTACTACTCTGTGTTGCTGGACACCACAAACTTTGCAAGCTCTAGTTCTGGGTTTATTAACCTAGAGCAGGTTGTTCCCGGTGGTGATAAGATTGTAGCATTGGCAGAACACAATAACTTCTTAGTTATCTTTACGACTAACAACATCGTTCTTTACTCTAACGCCAATGACCTAGGTAGCCTTGCCCTGTATGACGTTATTGAGGGTGTGGGCTGTGTTGGTAGGGACACTATACAGGCAATTGGCACAGACCTTATTTTCTTGTCTGACGGGGGCCTGCGTAGTCTAGGCCGTACCATACAAGAGAAGTCTTCCCCAATTAAGGATCTAAGCCGTAATGTCCGTGACCAGATGATGGCATTAGTGGTCCAAGAAGACGTTAAGCTGTTTAGGAGCGTCTACTTTGAGAAAGATGCCTTTTATCTACTGACTTTGCCTACCTTGGGACAGGCCTTCTGCTTTGATCTAAGGGCCTTCTTACAGGATAACTCTGCTAGGGCAACGGTTTGGAACAGTATTGCTCCCTTATCCCTTTGTAATACCCATGATAGAAGGCTCTTCATCGGCAAGGTTAATGGCATTGCTGAGTACACTGGATACCAAGATAACGGACAAGCCTATACCTTTACCTACTATACGCCCTATATGGACTTTGGTAGCCCGTCTGTGACCAAGATGCTCAAGAAGATTGTGCTCACGGTTTTAGGCTCAAATAACACCACATTTGACATTCGTTGGGCTTTCGATTATAATGCAGGTTACGACAGTACGCAAGTAACTACTGGCGCTACCAGCAATAGTGAATATGGCATTGCTGAGTATGGGATTGCAGAGTATTCATTGTATGTGCCTTTTGAGCAAATCCGACAGCAACTAAGTGGTAGTGGTAATACAGTTCAGATTGGTATTGAAACCTTGGTCAATGGCGCTAATGTGTCTCTGCAAAAGATAGATGTTTATGCTGTCTTTGGCAGGACTATTTAATGAGTGAATCGACAAAAGTACCTATTTGCAGAAGAAAAGAATACGAGGCTTGGTTAGAAAGATTTAATAACAGGCTTTGGTTTCACATAACAGTCAGGAAGTGGAATAGGGCTGTTAAGGCTCAGATGGAGAAGGATTGGTTTAACTTTACAGATATGCTTAATACAAGCCTGTTTGCACTGTATAACCCAAAGACTAACACTCCAAAGATTAAGTTTATGAAACATTTTGGTT